TATTGCTGTTAGTCCGATAATAGAATACCAAGCAGCGACAGCTGCAATTGCTAGTGATGTGACAAATGTCAATAATGATAATTTATGATTTTGCATGTATTATTTATGTAAACTGTATGAGCCACTTATCTGATTCGAACAGATGACCTGCTGTTTACAAAACAGCTGCTCTACCACTGAGCTAAAGTGGCCTATATAACAAAAATCCACGATAGAGTATCTAATCGTAGACATATAAAGACCTGTATTTTCCATGAGTGATTATATCACCCACCTTATTTAATCCTGCTTATGGCCGGCTGTATCTGCCTGTTTTTCACTAAAAGTGTTGGAATTTACTGTTTTACTATCTCAAAGTGAAATTTACCATCTTTTTGTTCACTTTTGATTAATTTGTGATTTAGTGAATTGCAAAGTGATTCTATATCCATAATAGCACCTGGGTCTGTGCTAATAAGTTTTAAGGTTTCACCTATTTCCATTTCGTTTAATTGTTTCTTTGCTTTAATTATCGGTATTGGACAATTAAAACCTGATGTATCTAATTCTTTATTTGACATTAGTAGCTATATACCTTTGGTTGTTCTTTGTAATATTTATCATATTGTTCTTCTGTTATTAATTTAGCATCTGCCATAGGATAATCTCCACCAACACCTATTGTTGTAGCAAATCTACCCATGTTAGATTTAAATAATCTTGACTTTGTTTCTTCCCATTTTTCATTTCTATACTCATCTGGTTTATCAGTAGTTTTCTGAGGAAATGTTTTTGGATTCTGTGGGTTCATCTTCTTTTACCTGTTGCAGGGTCTTGTGTTTCTCTTTTTGTTAAAACTTGTAAACCTGATTTATTATATGCCTGTCCTATTATGTATTGACTGCTGATTTCTTTTTTGTAATCATCATTTGGTTTAGTACAAGCATGTTGTAAATCTTTTACATCTATCGTATGACTTGATGTATTTTTGTTTCTAGTAATAACTATATCTGTAGGTTGATATGTGCCTGTCTTTTTAGATTTGTATTTCACCTGACCAAATTGTATTTTAAGATATTCATCAAATGATATCATGTCTTTACGATTATTGGTTTGTTTCATTTTCTTATTGTATAGTCTATGTTCTTCAACCAACTGTTTCATTCTCTTTTTTGTAATCTTAGGTTTCTTTTTCTTACTTGTATCTAGTGAAGTCAATCCTATGACTAAGTGCATTCCTTTAGGCATCATTTCTCCTGTCTATAAATTCTCTCTCTATATCTCTCTGATACTCACTAAATCTCTTTTCATGAATATCAATCAATATATCAAGATATCTTAATACATGTTGATTTGGGTGGTTTTTGGATGATACAGCCACTAGTTTTTTGACATTCTGTAACTGTTCTATAAACTCTAATTCTTCAATCATGACACCATTATGACAGGTCATACAAGTATTGTCAAGGGTTAATTTAAATGAGAATCATTCTCATTTAGAAGTATAATTTGAATAATATGAGTAATACACCTATTAATATGATTAGTTCTACAATACTGATTTCTGGTCTTAACATAGAAGTTCTGATATGTAACCAATGAGTGAGTGAAGACCACCAATCTGGGCGATTATGCATGACTAATACGAATCCTGCTATTAGAAATAATAATATTGTGAGTGTTAACATCATCTCTGTTTTAGTCTAAGTTCTTTTGCCATCCAAGCTTTTGCAATATAATTATCTACTTTTCTTCTTAACAGTTTTTGTACAAATTTATATACATGGTCAAATAAACGACCATCTATATCTGGCATATCGTTATCTACAATGATGAAGTTTTTAGGCCCAAAGAATGATTGAAACTTACCAATGTTTGATTGTACTTGTTTCCATGAATTAATTACAATTTTTTCATCTACTGTTCTATCTCTCCTTTGATTATTTGCCAATGCAACTTCTAGTGATGTATTTACAAATATCATATGTGTATCATAACCAAGTTGTTTTAGTCCTGCTGCCTGTGTTGATATCTTACCATAGTCTTTCCCTGTGCCGTCAATGATTAAACCTAAACGACCCTCAATATAATTATCTCTCCTTTTGGCAGTTACTTCTTTTGCTTTAGTTCTTAGTTTATCTCTTTCAGACTTTTGTCCAGCCTGCATTTTAAAATCAAGTCGTGCTTGTTTTAAATACTTCTCAAAGATATCATCAGAGTTAACTATCTTTAGGCCAGTTCCACCCGTAGACTTTTTCACTACATATGACTTACCACTACCTGGTCCCCCAGCTAGAAAGAATGCCTTAAATATGTTCGGGTCATATAATCCCTCTTGTAAATCTGTGTAGCTCTTCATCGGCTTCTTTTTCTCTATAGTTTTCTTTTATTCTATTTATGTCAAGTTTCTCAGGTGTCATCCTTGTTCTTGTTTGGCTCAAAAAGTTCATGTTTTTAATTTTGTTTTTATATTTGTTTGTCATTCTAAAACTCCAAATTGATTAATTAATTATACATGATATAGTTTACTATAGTTAACCCTCCATTTGTTTATATGATTTTGTTGTACAATCTCTTACGAGTTGTGCATGAATTTCGTGTTGTTTTTGTTGTGGTGCAATTGAATGTCTTAGTTTACTAACTAGATAACGGCCTGATGTTGATTCTATCTCATCACCATCATGGTCTTCACCAGTGATAGGTATGTTTATGTGAACAATGTCACCTACTGTCATGAGTGTATTACCATTCATACTTATATTTATAATTCCACCATTATTTAACTCACACATCTTTGCTTGTCTTTCTAATATCCATTCTTGTGGTGTTGATGCTTTTAAATCACCATCACCATAGTGTTGTTTATCATGTACAAGACCACATGTGGGGTGAAGTTTTATACTACTGTTTGCAAATGTACCTAAATCATATTTTGATATAATTTGTTTATTATAAATTGGTTTTGCATCGGGCTCTACTCTTAAATGTTTATTAAAATCTCTAAAATAATCATAATTGTAACTTTTATAAGATTTATTATAAATGTCATGTGTTATTAAATTAGACCCTAACATACCTTCTCTAATATTAGTAGTTAAATCATTTGTATTACCAAAAGAATGAGATAATATCCTCTTATTACCTTGTGCAGTTTTTATATCTTCATCATGAAGTCGAAGTGCTTCTATACTTACATCTGAATCTTTATCTCCACTATGAAGTTTAGCAGAAGTAGGTTCAAAAAAAAGTTTCTCTAAAGAAGTAAAATTAAGACCATTTTTATTTTCAAAAAACAAAAAATGTGGTGGTAAGTTTTCACCAAATGCAGCAACTGCCTCTCTTTTAAGTAAGTTAACCAAAGTATACGGATGAATATTTGGTGAAACAATTCTTCTTATACCTTGAGTTGGTGAGATATTTAAAGGTTGTGAAGTACCTAATTGGTTTTTAAGCACATCAAAAACAATACTGTCAATACTATCTGTATAACTTTTAGAAACTCTAGTTTTTAAATTTTTTACTGAATCTACTGTTGCAATGTCTAAAGAATAACTTTGTGCACCAGAGGATATATTTTCTCTAGCAACTATTGAATGAAGTATAAATCTTTTTTCTATTACATTTTCTTTGCTTGGATTAGCCTGTGGGGTAGAGCATTTTAACTCAATATACTCTTGACCTAGTATTGGTAGTTTTTCAATTAAATTTAATGTATCAACAATTATTATATTACCTGTAAATGCTGAATTAAATATGTCTTCAAATAAATTTATCTGTACTACTACATTAGATAAATCAGCCTTAACACCCTCTGATGAATATATTTTAAGATATTCTAGATTAATTTCTCCAGCGTACTGTTGTTTAGTTGATGACATTAGATATTTGATTCACTCATTAAAGATTTATATTCTGTTACAAATTGACTAATAAAAGAAGGGTCTAATAATCTTATTTTTCTTCTATCATCTTGTAGTTTTTGTTCGTGTTCATAATTAGTAATTGCAGTTGCAGTTGGATAGTCTGTATTATTTGTACCAATATTAATTTTAATATCAGTATCACCTGATTCTTGTGATATTTCATAATGATGTACTGCATCTGGGTTTGAATATTTGTCTTTTAAATATTGTGAAAATTGTGCTTCAGACATTGGCCACTCATGATATCTATCTGTAATATCATTTACTAACAAAATTATCCAATGAAATTGAGAATCACCGTAAAGTTTATCTGCAAGAGATTCTGGTGTTTCACCACTTTTTACATCATAAGTATCATAAAGTAAAACACTAGTTCTTACTTTTGCTCTTAGTGCAACGCGTCTTAAAAGATTAGTTACATCTTTAAACTTAAAATCACCTACTGAATCATAAGGTATAACAGGAAAATTATCATCAAAATACATATTAGAAACCCTCGAATATTCTTTCTCTTGTTATTGTTTCCATTTCTTTAAAACCAAGTGTAATCTCTGTTTCAACCATAGGTGCTCCTTGGTCATTTCCTGCAAATGCTTGAAACTGTGCACCACCATATTTAACATTGAAACTTTCTAGAACACAAGTTGATATTTTATTTAAGTATTGGTTTTCATCACCTTGATACATATATTTAATATCAAATGTGTTTGGTACAATCATTCTTCTACCTTTTTCGTAGTCACCATCTAATTCAGGTAACATGTTTGCCTTAAATGCAAATATTATTGCTCTAATTTCTTCAGCCTCTTTTTGACTTCTTGGTGTCATTTTAAAAGTATAATTAAATTTTCTTTTTTCTAAACCTGTAAATGCAACTTCCATACGATTAGAAAAAACTTTACCCACTCTCATTTCATATAATTCTTTTATACCAGTCATACCAGGTAGTACACCTATTGCAGTTGTTAACATTCCAGCAAGTAATTTTTGTACACCGTCATCCATATTTACTATGGCATCTGCAGATGCTCCATAATTACCCTCAGTAAATTGACTATATGCCGTTAATGCATTCTCTGCAAGTGTTCCAATTTCTTGGTCTTTATATCCAGCACCATATGTAACTTCTATACCAGGTGGCATGTACATAGAGATTGCAGTTTTTAATCTTTTGGTTGGTGCTCTTTTTACATTCATACCTCGATAGTCACCTGCTTGTTTTAAGTACCCCATGTTTAGTTTAGTTTTTATAAAATCTTCTCTGTCAAAATAATCTTCATTTTCATCAAAATCTATTTCAAGTGACTGTTTATCTAAATCTTTAATTAGTTGTTCCTCTGTGATAACGCCTTTTACAAATTTTTTCTCATATGCTTGTACACCACGATTACCAACAATCTCTCTAACATAATTTGGTAATTTTCTTTTTCCTTGTTCTTCTAAAACAGAAGATGCACCACTTTTAGATAATTCACCAAATGATAATTGAGCATTTTCTAATTCATTTATGTAAAAGAGTATATAATGTCCTTGATTACCTAAACCAGGGTCTTGTTCTACATCAAGAGGGAAACTGTAATGGTCGGTTCTTCGTTTAAGTCTATCACCTATTAGGTCATCAGAACGACCTATACCTGGTATTCCTCTAATGAAATCTCCAACACCACCAATGACTTTTTTAAATACTCTGTCTTTTGTTCGTGCTACTAATTCTTTTCCGAAATCGAATCCCATGTCTAAATAGTCCTATATAATTTAAAGTATTTATAACGACTATGACATATAAAGGAAAGTTTAAACCTAAATATCCTAACAAGTATCAAGGTGATATCAAAGAAATAGTATATCGTTCATCATGGGAATTAAAGATGATGAAGTACTGTGATACCACTAAATCTATTATAGAATGGGGTAGTGAAGAATTGGTAATACCATATGTATCACCATGGGATGGTCGTTATCATAGATATTTCCCTGATTTCTATGTCAAAGTTCGTACTAAAAATGGTAGTGTTAAAAAGTATATTATTGAAGTCAAACCTAAGAATCAATGTACACCACCAGAAAGAAATCCTAAACGAAGAACAGGTGTTTGGTATAACAAAGTCAAGACATGGGGTATAAATAAGGCCAAATGGAAGTCAGCAACTGAATTTTGTTTAGACCACAATATGGAATTTAAAATACTAACCGAAGACCATCTAAATCCTCGTTAATCAATCTAATTATTTCTGGTCATTACTACTAGATGAGTGTTGACTATCATTTTTTAATCTTTCATAATATCTTGCAATCGTTGTACTATTTTTAACTTCGGAATTTGATACAGCTGTTGCATAATTACCACTCATTTTTTCAGTCATTTTTTCATGTATTATTTTACTCTCTTTATCAAGTATTATTTTATCACCAAGTCTAATACCACCATAAGTATTTGCATCAAACTCTCTTAACAATTTATCCATTTCTGAATCTGCAAATTTTTGGCTCATTAGTCCTTGTTTTACTTCTTGGTCAAAAAATTCAGCCTTTTCTGCTATAAGTTCTTTCCTTTCAAGTCTTACTCTTTTGTTAATTTCAACTTGTATTACTGATTCATCATGACCAGGTAAATCTTTTCTAACTTGTTCATCAATTTCACCACGAACATTTTTAGCTTTAAGACCTGTAAGTTCTGCTATGTATACAATAGCATCAAGTATAACAGATGCTAGGTCTTTTAATATGGGTATAAGGTCATTATACATGAAGTTACCGAATTCTGTAAGCATTTTATTAGCACCCTCTAAGGCACTTGCAATTTGTCCTGCAATATTTGGTTTCATTTTTCTCCATTCGGGACTTGCAAAAAATCTAAACACTCCTGCAGTTGCTAATCCTAAAGCTATGACTTTTAATAAAGTCATAAATGGATTACCTAGATATGTTTTTAAAGCACTTCCTATACTCTTAAAACCAGATTTAAAGATTTCCTTTGAAGTTTTGTAATATTGTATTGATTTTGCATAAGTTTTTGTCAAAATCTGTTTATAATTTAATGTTTTAGCTAGTTTTCCAAGTGCTCTATTAATACTGCGAGTAGTTTCAACGCTATCTTCACTTCTTTGTTTCTCATTTTTTTTAATTATCTTTGCTTCTTTTTCTCTCAACCCTATATCTTTCTTTATTTTTCTTAACACTCCTGTTTGTTCTTTTTTTCGGTCTTTTACATCTTCAAAATAACTATTTGCTAAAAGTTTTAGTGCAACTTGTTGCTTTTTTGAATTCTTTGATATTGCGTTTTTATTTGACAAAACACCCGCATGTACCATAGTCTGTATATTTAGCATTTCTGCATAATATCTTGTTGAAAATTTAAATTGGTCAGATAGGGTAAATCCAATTAAATTCAAAAATTTATCAGTACTGTCATTTTTGTCTAATCTCTCCTGTTGCTTCATCTGTCTTTTAGATAATAGAACATCAGTAACTATTTCGGGTGTTTGGTCAAGAATACGCTCTTTAGGTGTATCATCTTTTAATTTTTCAGAAAGAAGTTTTTCTGTTAGACTATTGTTTTGTCTTAATTGTTTAAATAGATTACCAGTTTCTTGTATATCTAATTTTTTATTGCTTTGAATTAATTGACTAACAACTAAGCCTAAACCTTTTTTTATACCTTGATTATCTACTTGATTATCTAATGCCATTATTTTTTACTCGTTCCTGCATACAGTCCAAACCATGCTGCGCCTGCACCAACTACAATACTAACTAAACCAGATTGTTCCATTGTTGGATTAGGTAATTCCATATACCATATGACTACTTTGTATAATAAAAAGATGTATGTTGATATGAATACTCTAGGGAATATTCTCCACGCATCTATAGCTCTTGCCATATCTATCCATGATTGATATTTATTTTTACTAGAATCAACAACATTTGTGTCTACTTCTAATTCTATGTTTACTTTTTTAGTTTCTGTTTCAGACATTGTTTCTCATCCTTTGATTCTCTTTTTCTATTTTCTCATTTTCCTCTTTTATAAATTTATGTAATAGTCCTATATAAATTTCTCTTTCCCATGGTATCATATTTTCTAACTCAGTTAATGAGTATTTATGATGTTGCATGAGTGAGAAGTTTGTTTTAAAATAGTTTTCTAGGCTCTCATGAGAGAGCCCTATTCTAAAAAATTTTCTAGACCCTCCATTAAAACTTCACTTTCTACTTTAGTATTAGGATTTATTACCTTCACAAAGTGTCTTAATCTTGGCATTGTATCAAAAAAATCATTAACTCTCATAAATTGCTCTGGATTCATACTTTCAAAAAACTCATTTAATTCTTTCTCAGATATATCTGGTCCATTGTAAATATTTTCTCCATGATGAAGTTCTCTTACACACTTATTGATAATTTTAAACATTTCTAGAGTAGATGTATCTTTTAATTTTTTAACATCATCCATTATAGGATATTGCATAACTAATTTAATATCATCATTAATTTGTATAATATTTGTGTGCTTTTCATCTATTTGCACATTAACATCATCTAAATCTATTTCTGTTGCTACTTCTGTTTTTTTATCATCTGGGCAAATTAAATTTACATTAATTTTTGAACCTACAGATTTTGCTCTTATTCTTAAAAATAAATACTCAATGTCAAACATTGGTAATCCACTAACTGGTAATTTATTAAATGTGCACCCATCTATAATGGTTTTTAATGCATCATATAAATCATCTTGATTTTTACTTTCTTCTGCTAAAATCAATAATTTTTGTTCCTTTACTAAGAACGGTCTAAATTTTATCTGTTCACCTGATGACGGTAATGTCAAACTGTGAACAGGCGCTTCTAATTTTGGTAATGCCATAATTATTCATCCTCTAATTTATTATCTATAATCTTGTTTTAACTTTTGGTAACTTTCTAAGTAGTTTATTTTCTACAGAGTTAGCTAACAAATCAAATGCACCTTGTATTATTCTCTTAGGTAAATCACTTTCACCTTCAAGTATATCCCAATGTCTATAAGAGAAAGTAATATCCATTGTTGCCAATTGATTTTTAGCTTCTCCACTCAAAGCAAAATCTCCTATTATCTTAGGAAATGCTTCAATAAGTCTTATACCATACATTCTTATATTTTTTTCATTTAGTAAATAAATGCTTACTTCACCTACATAATCATCATAATAGTTTACGCTAAAGTCTACCTCTGAAACCGCACTTCCTTGCCATGCTTCAAAAAATCTTCTATCTTGACCATTTGTATTTAACATAGTAAATTGTGCTTGTATATCAGCATAAGCTGGGGTACCAGTTACTATACTTCTTGAAGGGCCCTGTAAAGTATTATCTTCTACTTGAGCTATTGTTCTGCCTGGCATATTAATAGTATTACACTTTAATGATATATTTCTATTTGTGCCATTTTTAGATAAATCACCTAGTAAAAGTGATGACCCTGCATGCATACCTTCAGGTCTAGATATACTTCTTGGTGGTTGTATTACCACTTCAAAACGAGCTAACCTAGCATAAGAATCTTCTTCATGAATAAGACCCAAGAATTCATTTAGTACTCCTTGTGCAAAACCTTTTAGTGGTTTAATTGCCATTATATCATTCCTCTTGATTTTGCAAATATATGACTATCAGATTGTTTCTTAAATCTTTGTACAGGTAATAGTGTTGCAATCATAAATTCATCTGCCTCTACTTTTCTAAACTTAGTTCTAACATTACTTGCCAAATATCTTTTTAGACAAGGTTTGATTAAGTCTATCTTTTTTAATCGACTATAATCTACATTTAAACTTGTAGACTTATCAAATTTATCATTATTACTATAATCTACTAATCTATCTAATAATCTAATTCTTATAGGCATAGACAGATAGTGCATATTGATTCCTAAGAATCCATTACTATATTCTTCAATAGGTAATACTAAAGGAAATGTATCATAATATGGTAACTTATCTTTTAACTTAGGGTCATATATAAACATATTTAGTAGACCAAAAGTAGGTGTTGATGTTCTTTTACCATCACGAATTAAATCAGCAGACTTTGGGGTTCCAAATTCTTTGATTTTATCACGAAACCATTGTGTTGATTTAGGTCTACCACCTGCAGCGTCTAATACACTTTGAATATATTTACTTCTTGCCATATATGTATTTATAAGGATTGTATAGAATTATACAAGAAAAGTGCCCCTAGAGAATAGGGGCACTCGATAGATTACTCAGCTAGTTTTTCAAAATATGCTAATGTATCATCTTCCTCAACTACAGGTGTTTCCACTTTTGTAGTTACAGGTTTTGTATCAACTTTAGGTTTTGCAACAGGTGCATCATCTAAATCATCAGCAACATTACCAACTTTTACAGTACCAGAAAGGACTGCATCTAGTCTGGTCTTTAACTCATCATAAGATTTAAAGTTTGATGATGCAGTATACTCTGCAAGAGAGTATTGTGACTGCCAAACTTTATCTGCTTCAGAATCATCCTCAAAAAGTTTTGATGTATCTTCAAACTCTGATTTATCATAGTTCCAATAACCATCTACCTTTCTGATTTTAAGTTTAAAGTTAGCACCTTCCCAAAAATCAAATGGGTTGATTGCCTTTTCATCTTCAAACTCTGGTGACATTGCAGCAGTTACCTTATCAAAGATTTTTTTCCCGTAACGGAACAAGAATACTTTACCTTCATTCTCTGGGTGTTTCGTATCACTTACTATGTAAATGTTCGAGAAGTATTGTAATTTTCTTTTCTGTTTACGAGCTATCTCTTTGTCAGATTCTAAACCTGTATTCCATAATTGAGTATTATGTTCTGATACAGGGTCTTTCTGATTAAGTGTTGTAAGAGAGTTTTCAATGTACCATTGACCAGTTGGGCCTTGGAAAGCATGATTCCATACTTTTGCCCATGGTAGGTCTTCGCCATTAACGGCTGGTAGAAAACGAATTACTGCATATCCATTGCCAGACTTATCTAGCTCTGGTTTCCACAGTCTTTCATCTACATATGATTTTTTCTCTTGAGGTGCAGTTTCACCCTTTGCAGCATCTAACAGCTTGTTAAGGGACCCACTACTTTTTAGACTATCTAATGACATATTATTTTCTCCGTATGTTATTATATTTTATCGTATGTTTATGTGTGTATTTTTCAATACATAACTATTTATAATAGTTAATCTTGCTACTATATCAGGTATTCGCATATTTTGTCAAGGGTTTTATAGGTAATACTTTTGACATTATTACAAACTAAAGGACTAGCGTCTTCATTGACAACCCAATAGAATTTTGTTTCTGGGAAGTCTTTAAATATTTGAATTAATTGTGTAGTCCAATTATCAGTATCGAATCCTCTTGATGTTTCTGATAGATAATTCTTTGTTCCTTTATAGATATTATTAATTGGCTCATCATAATCACTTAGGTCAAATCCTAACATGTATATTTCTTTGGCACCTTCTTTACATGATAGATACATGGCAGTTGCACCTGCACACCAATTTATAGGAAACTCTATATTGTTTACTTTGTCTTTTTCTTTTAACCATGTAACATATAAACCAACATTTGTATAACATTTATTCTTACAGTCTTCTTTGTCTAGATGAGGGAATTGATTCATCATTTCTTCATAATTTTTTTCTGCAGTTTCTCTTTCTTTACCTTGAACAACGCAAGATGTAATATCACCTTTGTCTGTTTCATGTATATCCATTGGTGTATAATTCATCTTTAGAAGCTCTGGGTTAAAATCTTGTAAGATTGACCAATCAGCAAAATGACATTTATTTTTTATTGCATAATTAGATTGATATATTTCTTGTTGTACACCATAATCTATTGCAACAAGATTATCTACAACGGCATCTCTGTATATTGCATTACAGCCCCATGTGGTAAATCCTTCATACTTTTTAGTTATATCCCAAACTTGTCTAGATTCGCCATTTCCATAAATTAAACTTTTCATACTTCTTCACCAGGCGCATTCTCTAATGGTTTACAAAACATACCTATTGACGCAATAGGTGGCACCACATGTCCATTACGGCGTTCTTCTTTCATAAACCCATTCCATTGAAATTCTATTTCATTAACAATAAATTGAGCATCGGCTGCTTGTTCTATACATTTCTGCTCCGTAGGATAGAAGTCTATTACCATCTCTGGCCCTAGTATATCACCATGTAAGTGTAAGATTGCGACTAATACATATTCAATCATAACATTAATTGTTTTAAAACAAATTTAAATTTTGTTTCATCAAATTTTAAAAAACTTTTATAATTTTCCATGAGTTTACAAACATCTTTCCATGCATAATCTTCTTCAAGTTTAACATTCCATGTATGACTAAATCCTAATATTGAATCTAATATTATCATACTTTCTAATGATACTCTTTTGCCCAAATATTCTTTTAATAATTTAGGATGCGTATTTTCAGATACCGCAATAAGTTTTGAATCTAATACAGGTTCAATCTCTGATTTAAATGTATAACTTAAACTTTGTATTTTCTTTTGCCATTGTATATAATTATCTTCATCAAATTTACCTACCCAACCTTTTGGGTGTACTAAGAAATTAGCAAGTAAGTAGTCTTGTATATCTTGTTTACTTTTATACTTACGAG